GGGTTCGCTCCAGCCGTTACAGGAGCGGCGGCCTGCGTAATTTGCGCCTCCTCGGCCGTCCGCGCAGCCTCTTGCTGCGCCTGATATGTCTGGTACTGGGCCGCAGCGGAGCGGAATGCCGCCCGCCGAGAAGCAATAGAGCCCGAGTTGGGGAGGTTAACGCCAGTCTTTTCGGAGATAATGGCGCGTACCACAGAGTTCTTGACAACCGCGTCTACGGCACGGTTGGACAGACCGCCCTGCGCGCTATTCGCGCCGGCCGTATCGAGCAACATCTGAACCTGCCCGGCCGTGTTGACGGCTTCAGCAGTTTCGACCCCGCTGTCGATGAGCGTCTGTGCCATCGGCGTTATAACCGTGCTTTCGAGATTCAGAGCCTGCGTGAGGGCCGCCTGCTCGTCGTCGGTCGCGGGCGCCGGGCCAAACTCTTCTGCGTCCTCCGCCATCAGCCTGGACAATAAGCCGCGTTCATAGTCGGTCACCGCTTTCGCCTGCGTATCGGTTGTGGCGCTCTCCATCTTCGCCGCAAGGCCAACGGCGTAGGCTTTTGCTGCGCTGCCGTCCTTGTACTTCAAGCCTTCAGTGATAAGGTCACTGGTGATAGCGGCGTTCTCGTGGCCCAGTCCCGCCGTGTAGACGTCGGCCCGGACACCTTGAACAAGGTTTGCGCTGCCGCCGGAAAGGCCCATCAGCGCGCCGACGATGCCGTCGTGCAGCGTGTTGGACAGGCTGAAATTGTCCTTATAGCTCTCCCCGACGGTCTGACCCGTATAGAGGATTTTCGCCAACGGATTCACGAGATCGGAGACGATTTCCTCGTTTCCCTCTCCGAGACCTGACGCGAGCACAGTAAGTGCGGCTCGACCGGTGTTGGTCTTTGCCAGAGAGCCTATCGTCTTTTCCACAACCGCGTCAAGACTGCCCTCGCCGTACACGCCCTTGAACGGGAGCGCGACGTTAGCTTTCGGCATCGGAGTAGGGACTGGACGACATCCTCGCTGCATTTCCACAGTGACGCGAGCTCGAGTGGCGTGAAGTAGGTAGTGCGGTCTCCTTCTTGTACTTCCGGCACGGCATTCATTTGACGGCCTCCGTGAATTTGACGCCAGGACCTGCGGTTTTCGCCGCGTCTTCAGCGCGGAGATAGTCAATCAGGAGCCGCCGCATTTCTGGGTGTGCTTCAGAATACTCGCCGCAGTCCTCGAGGAGCCCTGCGTGATCGTAAAGCGGGCAGTTCTTGGTCCTTGCACTTTCGACGCATGACTCGCACCAGCCTCGGTTACAGGCGTTGGTGACCAGCTCTCGCAGACTCATCGTGTCGTATCTGTCTGGTGCCGGTATGACCACGTCGTATTCGGCCGCATAGATGTAGTAGGGGGTATTATCAGCGCCTACCAAGATGTAAACGCCCTCCAGGTTTTCGCTTCCCGGCATGTTACAAACGACAAAGCGGTCGTCTTTTTTGTACAGGCCCAAGCTCCGAATCGGGTGGGTTATAACGATGGTCTCGCCGACCCTTGCCCGATGGTGCTCAAACTTTTCCTCGGTCGGTTTTGTCGGGGTTTCGGTCCCACTGGGCTCCCCGTACAAGCGGGCGAGAGCATAGCGGGTGCCGTCGTACTCATCGTACTTGTCTTTGGGGCTGCATTTGGTTGTGCTTTTGCGCTGAATCTTGCTGCCTATGTATTCTGTGGCCGTGGTCTCGGGGCCGTCGAACTTGATGACGATAATGTGGCGCGCGGTCTTTTTCGTGGCAGATGTGCAGCTCAGCTCGAGATCGGTGTCACTGCACCAAAGGCAGTGGCCTAGTTTTCCGGTGCTGCCGGATTTTAGCGGAACAGCGGAACAATCGTGACCGCGAATGTACTTGTCGAACTGGACGCCGGTGTCGGCATCTCCGTGTGCGGCAATCGCGATGACGGTTCCGGTTTCTCCTGCGGTGGGGCACCTGAAAACGTCTTGAGTGGCCCTTACCCGCTGTCTTACCTTGAATTTACTCATGTGTTTCCTCCTTTTCGTTTTGTTTGTGTACGGTTAACGGAAAAAAATATCCACGATTTCTGTCGGGTCTTGAATAGGAAGGGCGTCGCACATCGCTTTGATGTCACTTAAACTCGCTTTATCCAAGTCGTTCAATACTCTCGTGGCCTTGCTACGGCTCCATCCTACGGCTTTGGCGAATCCTGATACTGTCTTATATTTTGATAGAGCCAATCCGCGAACCGTGAGTTGGTTTTGCAATTCTGCTCACCTCCTCTCGTTCTGTTTGTGTACGATCACTATAGCGCCTTTCGTCGTCGTTGTCAATACCTAATCGTTCGATTTCTGCACAAAAATTTCTTAGTGCGAAACAAAATGTTGACAAAATGAACGTTCGGCGTTATACTTGCCCTAAACTAATCCCCGCCCATTGCGGCGGGAGAAGGAGGTGCGACACATGGAAACGGTTGCGACGTTTGCTCAGCGGATGAAAGAGGCCATGGGTGACGACAGTTACGCTGACGCGGCGCAAAGGCTCGGCGTGGCGAAATCTACCATTGCTTCTTATGTGACGGGCACGCGCAATCCAAAACGCGCGTTCATTAAACTGGTCGCAGAGGTCTATAACGTCTCTCCTGTCTGGCTTATGGGCGCCGATGCCCCGAGACAGGGCCGGGTAGAGGAGAAGTCCGCGCAGGAGCAAGAAATGGCAAACCTGCTGGAGGAGATGCGTACCCGCGATGACTGTCGGATGCTTTTTTCTCTAGCGCGTGACGCGACCCCGGATGATGTGCGCCTGGCGGCCACTGTGCTGGAAAAGCTGCGGAACAAAGAAGGCGGCAAATAAGCGATGTGGACGCCGGACTACTACGTGTATTGCACGGGAGAGTTGCCGGATAAAGTTTACGGCGCCACGCTCCCGAATGATGATGGGTCCTTTAGTATTTATCTCAATTCCAATTACCCCGAGGAATTTCAGCAGAGGGTTTTTAAGCACGAGCTCCGCCATGTCTACGAAGACCATTTTTACCAGGAGCGCAAATCAGTCGCGGTGATGGAAGCCGAAGCGAATGGCGCACGCCCGATAGAACCTCCGCCCTCAGATTACCCCCAGAACTGGCTGTTCGACCCGTGGGGTATGCCGCTAGGTCGCATCAGCCCGCACCCGGAGGGTACGAAGGTTATCCCACTTTATAACGATCCTAATGATATTTTAACTCCCTGGATACGCGCCGGGGCCACGGACCTTATCTTCGCGTGGACCGAGATAAAGGGGGTAGGACACAAGTGAAGAAATCAATACTACCGTGGGCGTTGGGCCTGTTACTCGTCCTCGGAATCGGGTGGATGTATGTTGCGGCGTTCGGCGCTATTCTTCTTTTCAGTATCGGGCGTCTTGTCCTCTTACTGATCGGAGTCTTCGTAGTTTTTGGAGTCGGGTTTGCTTGTGCGGCCGGAACGGCAGAGTGGATGAAAAGCAAGGGGCGAACCTCCCCATTAGAGTATTACGGCGCGTCCCTAGGTGCTTTTCTTGTCGTTTTATTCATCGCGCATAAACTGATCGGATAAAAAATGCCGTACCTGAGCTGCAACTCAGATACGGCTGCCGAAGAAATACAAAAAGGAGACCGCACTACCAGTCGTTTTAGCACTCTCGGCCCTCTTATTGTATCAGTTCGGCCGGACTTTTACAAGGAGGAATTTTATTATGGCAAAAGCAAAACAGTACACAGCAACCATTACACTGCCGGACGGCGGACGAAAGTATTTTCGGTCAACGGATAAGGAGGAGTTGGCCAGGAAGGTCGAGGAGGCAAAACAGCAGCTCGGCCTCGGAATCAATATCGCGGATAATACGACTGTTGCGCAACTTGCACAGCTCTGGTTCGATACTTGCAAAAAGCCCTACCTTCGCCCGACGAGCGCCGAGACGTTGAAAAACACGATTAACAGCTACGTTCTTCAGCCCTTCATCTCCTGTATGTTTGTCCGGGACGTCCGGCCGGTTCATACGGCCCGCGCCATGGCGAACCTCAGTAAATACAGCCGCAGCATTCAGTCGAAGGCGTATCACACGTTCGTCGCGATCTTCCGTTTCGCGGTGGACAATCGGCTTATCATGTCAGTTCCCTTACTCTCGACCACGAAACCTGGGGGCGCTCCCGCTGAGGAGAAAGAACCGCTGACACCGGAGCAATCCTTGAAGCTACTGAGGGCGACGGAAGGGACACGCGCGCATCTGTTCTGCGCTATCGCCCTCGGGGCGGGGCTGCGCCGCGAAGAAATACTTGGCCTTATGTGGAGCGACGTTGACCTCGATCGCGGCTATCTTTACGTCCGACACGCGAATCCTCTCAACAAGGGAAGCACCGGCGTAACGTCTGAGCTCAAAACCAAAGCGGCCAACCGAGACATCCCTATCGCACCATGGCTCGTGGAAGAACTCCGTACTGCAAGATCGGCGTCCTCGTCACTCTATGTTATGTCGTCAAAATTAGGAGGTCCTGTCACGCCCTCGAGCTTTAAGTCGATGTGGCATACTGTTACGATGCTGACGACGGATGACCCTTCTCTACTCGGACAGCCCGTCGATAAGCGCCATCCGCAATTTACCTACCAGCTTGATTTTTACTGCCATCCGCATCTGCTTCGGCATACCTGCATTACACGCTGGGTCGAGGCCGGTCTGGACATCAAGGAGATTCAGTACCTCGCCGGTCATGCGACGGTAGAAATGACGCTTCGGGTTTACGCGCACTATCAACGTTCTGTACGGGCGGAGGAAACGGCAAAGAAGATTCAGCAGCTCGCGGTGGGGAATGCCTAATTCCTACTTCTGCGATGGGTGCAACATGGGTGCAACATTTTTACCGTGCTGTAGAAGTTAGAGCACCGAATACTGTCGAACTAAGGTGCCACCGTTTTTCATCCCTCGAAAAAATAAAACTCCCGCAAACCCTTGACAGCGCTGGATTTCCGTGCTATTATCTTCAAGCTGGCGAATGGAACCTGCGGGCGTGGTTCAATGGTAGAACATCAGCCTTCCAAGCTGAATACGAGGGTTCGATTCCCTTCGCCCGCTCCAACGTCGGGGCTGTCCACAGCGCTCCGAAAGCCGCAGGAGGCTTTTTCCCGCTCCGGGTATGTCTCCTCCTCCTCAAAATGAAAACAGGTTTTCGTTTTGAAAAAGGACGGACGTAGGATATGCGCCAATAGCTCAGCAGGATAGAGCAACTGCCTTCTAAGCAGTAGGCCGGGGGTTCGAGTCCCTCTTGGCGTGCCAAGCGGAGGCAACCTTGGCGCAGCTTCCGTTGCCTCCCTTTTTTAAAAGCAAGTTCCGACACTATGGTGGGTGTAGCTCAGTTGGCAGAGCGCCGGATTGTGGTTCCGGATGCCGTGGGTTCAAGTCCCATCTCCCACCCCACTCGAAAACGGGATCGGGAACTTTCCCGTTCCCGTTTTTCGCTTCTCGTGTAGGGGTGTCGCCAAGCGGTAAGGCACCGGCCTTTGACGCCGTCATTACGCTGGTTCGAATCCAGCCACCCCTGCCACGTCAGAACACGCCCTAGCCGCTCAAAAAGCCGTAGGCGGCGCAGGATTAGCCTACATGCCCCAGTAGCTCAGTAGGCAGAGCACCTGCCTTTTAAGCAGGGTGTCGGGGGTTCGAATCCCCCCTGGAGCACCAACAGGCAAGACCCGCAAAGCCTTGATATCAAGGCTTGCGGGCCTTTTGCATTTCCCCGAAAATTCCGGAAAGTACGTTCTCGGATTGCAGAATTTAGGCCGAAATTCAGGCCTATTTTATACCTCTGGGCCTAAAAATGGGCCCAAAAATAGAGCCTGGCGGGTCTCCCTCGCCGGGCTCTACTTAAAAACGCAAAAATAATTATTTATCTTCAAGTTTCTGATCTTTTTCTATTTTTTCCAAAACAGCACTAATATTAATTACGGGCAAAACAATTGGACTAAATCCAGGAACTGTCGTCAAAAGAGTAATTTGAGATCTTATATATGGAAATAAAATTGCAACCGCGTTTTTCTTGATCAGGGCGCTGCGAACTGATGCTTCCTCAACAGCAGCATTAACGGAAAAGATGCCCTCGCAAACAACTATCACTTCAAATTCACTGAGTTTATTAGTAATAGTTGCAGTAAGCGAAACCAAAGAATCTGAAGAATCTGTGGAATCAAAGATTTCTCTATTAACGGTTAACTGTAGTTCTGTATCTGTTACGGACTCCGCTTTAATTTCAAAACTGCAGCGTTTGATTCGCATAGATTTCATTTCCAAAACAGCACTAGACACTTCATTCACAGGAGTCATGTTAATTCCTTTCATTCATGCAGCAGAAAGATCATCATCCTCCGGTTTACTCGAGGATAGAAAACGAGATTCCGAAAGAAAATAATTAGTGGGTACATCTGCCTCGATCGGTATATTAACCGATAGTGCTGTCTTTAATGTAGCATCCTTAATAACAATTGGCGGCTCTTCATATTCAATATTTCTGTCAGGAATTCCACACAATTTAAGCACATATGGGAGATGATCCGCAAGATCTTCGTCAAGGTATTCACCTTCCATAGGAAGATCTTCTTTCGGGATGTCATCTCCATCAACGACCACATATTCATCTTTTCTTACTTCATAGTCGAAAGTTGCCAGAATTTTTGCCCGATTACCTTCCACAAATGCGTCTCGCAACGTAAGTTTGTTTAAAAGCAAATCAAGTATATTTTTATCGGGCAGTTGATTGATAATCCATCGCTGCGAGCCTCTAATGTCACAGCAAACACATAGATAGCGTCTTTCTAAATCATCAATTGCTAAGAACAACAAGGGATATTCATCTTCAACGATGACATATTCCATGCTAAGATTCCCGACATTGGGTACATTTTCGAAATAAGGATCTGGATAATTCATTATAGTTTAACCTCATTAAAAAGACCTTGTGGCTGCGCATCTTCATATAGCCACCAATCAACATGCGATTTTCTGTTGCTTGTTTTTTTCGCATTTTGTAGACATGGGCCAAATGCCCCACGGGTATATCCGGCGGCAATAATTGCGGGTGGATTGAACTTTGAAAGCAATCTATATACACTCATGGCATCTTTGTAGTCTTTAAAAACTGAAACGGAATAATAGAAAATATCATCCTCCCAGCCGGGCTCCATGTTTTTCAATGTGATATCCTCGTATTTCCACAACTCATAGTGCGAATAGAACGCTTTTTTGTCGATTGTGCCATAGTTGCAAATTCGATACACCTTAAGATCTTGCTCTTTTGCTTGCGGAGGAACACCGCAAGCAGGATAATAATTCGGAAATTTCTTTTGTATTTGAGTTACTGTCATTTTGTCCCTCTGCCAATATTATTATTCCATACAGATAATAATGCACTCAAATCTCAGTTGATTTTCTAAAATATTGTGGAAAATCAATCTTCTTGTTTAATATATAATACATTCCGTGTAAATTTGCAAGCCGTGGCGGAACTTTTTTACAATTTAGTAACGTATAAAAGGGCCCGGCGGTATCGCCGGGCCCTTTCCACCTCATTCACGCGAAGCTCTTGGCCGCGTCGGTCTCGCTGGGCGCGTTGACCACCTTGCTCATGCCGCAGAGCTTGTCGATCATCTTGCCCACGGCATCGATGTCCACGTCGTAGTTAAGCTCCTTGGCGGATGCCTGCACCATGGCCAGCACCCACTCTTTTCGGGTCGCGCCGTCGGCAAACTTTGTCTCGGCCGTCGCCATGTACCTCATGACGAACTCCAGCAGCCGCGTCCAGTTCTTTTCCTTTACCGCCTGGGTGACGGACTGCGCCAGCTTCACCGCCAGCGGCAGGCACACGGCCAGCCCCGCCAGCACGCTCACGATCAGATCTATCCATTTCATTTTTACTCCTCCTTATAGATCCCTTCCAAAATTTTTTGCCTTCGCGGCCTCGTATACAATCCCGTTGGCAGTGTTCTCCGCCCGCGATTTGTCGGTGTCCTTGTTAAGCACCGTGGCCACGGCGCCGTCGAATACTCCCACCATGCCGGTGATCCACGGCAACGACCCGCTAAACGCCTCATGCACGGCGTAGAACGCCAGAACAAAGCCCGCGATGTTGACGAGCGTCCAGACGATCAGCACCCACCGGACCTTATACTCCGACTTAGTCATTGCGGTTTAGCCCCTTGGCCTCCAACGCCGCATCGTAAAGACCGGCCGCGTAATTGAACGCCAGCAGCCGGACCATGTCCTGGGACAGGTCGATCTTGTCGCCGTTGCCGGTCTTGTCGCTGCCGTCCCCGGCGATCACGCCGGCGGTCATCAGCTTGTCCACCATGTCCCGCGCCCCCCAGTCGTTGGGGATGTCTTTCAGATGTGCGTATCTCACTTCATCCTCGCTTTCCGTCAGCCCGAAGGCCGACACCACGCCGTCGGCGATAGCCTGCGCCACTGCCTGGCGGTTTTTTGTGTATATCCGTATGTCGTCCGCATCGTCCAAAAAGCAGACTTCCAGCAGGTTGGCCTTGCAGCCCATGTTGTGGGCGGTGTTGATCACGGCAAAGATGCCGGCTTGCTCTCCCCTGTTTTTCAGGCCAAGCGCGGCGAGCCCCCGCATGATTGCGTCTTCCGCGCCGCTGGATCTGCCTCTGGACGGATAGAAGATCTCCGCGCCGGTCGTCTGGCCGTTGCCTATGTAGTCGCCCACGCAGGCGTTGAAGTGGATCTCCAGCACGTAATCCCAGCCCTTGAGCTTTGCGGCTAGCGTCCCGGCCTTGGCGTCCCTGAAAGCGTCCCGCGCCTCGTCGTAGACGCCGACCTCGGCATAGGGCTCCAGCAGGGGTTTCAGCAGATCAACCACCTTGATTGTCTCCTCGGCTTCCTTGTAGGTGACACCCTTCATTGTGGCCACGCAGCCGGGGTCCCCGGCGCCGTGCCCGGATACAAGCATTATTTTCATTCCGTCACCTCCCGGTGTCCAATTTGGACACCGCCTCCAAATCCTTGATGCGGGTGTTGGCGACCTTGATCTGCTCCTCGATCACCGGGATTTTCTGCGCAAACCCGTTGTGCGCCCGCACCTCTCGGGTCAGCTCCTCAATTTTCTCGTTGGTCACGGCCTGAGTCGTCTGCAGATTGGCCTGGTTTTTGTTGTAGACCGCCCGATTGCTCAGCACCACGCCCAGCAGCGACAGCCCGCCGGTGATCAGCGCCACGATGATTGCCTCTTTCATGCGCTGCCTCCTTAGACTGCGGTAGATTCGGTCAGCAGGCTGGTCAGCTCTGTGTACTGAGCTTCCGTGATTTTGTTGGCCGCATAGAATACGTCCAGCTTCTCCGTCATTCCATCGGTCAGGCCTCTTTCGATCATGCGTTTCAGCGTGCGATACAGCATTATGATTCACCTCCTTCCGTCGAGGATGTCTCGTCCGCGACGCCCAGCTCCAGCAGGGTCAACCGGTACTCGTGATCAACGATCATGGCGTCGGTATCGTCCTGCGCCGTTGCCTCCGGCGTCGCCGGCGTGTTCGGGTGCTCGTTGTTCCAGGCGTCCAACAGCGCCTGGTCCCCGGTGAAGATCCCGTCGACGATGTCGCCGAACCCGTGGAACTCACGATATGCGCTAATTTGATCCTCGTTCATCTCGACGGCGTCGGGAAAGGGCTCGCCCTGCGGGCACATATAGGCCCCATCGCATTTTCCGTGCAGGTAGTATAATCCCACTGTTAAGACCTCCCAAAAAATAGTGAAAGGATATACGGCAATGATCTATGGTTACATCCGTGTCAGCACCGATGTGCAGACGGTCGAAAATCAGCGTTATGAGATCAATCAATTCTGCGCCCGGGAGGGCCTGTCCGTGGACAGTTGGATCGAGGAGACGATTTCCGGCACTAAGACCCCGGACAAGCGCCAGCTGGGGCAGCTCCTCGCTCGTGCCGGCGACGGGGATCTCATCATCTGCTCCGAGCTATCCAGGCTCGGCCGCAGTCTGTATATGATTATGGAGATCCTCGCCCTGTGCATGGATAAGGGCTGCCGGGTCTGGACGATCAAGGACGGTTTCCGCCTGGGCGACGATATTCAGAGCAAGGTGCTGGCCTTCGCTTTCGGGCTCTCCGCAGAGATTGAGCGTAACCTGATCTCGCAGCGCACCAAGGAGGCGCTGGAGCGCAAACGCTCCGAGGGTGTCAAGCTTGGCCGCCCCCGCGGTGCCGTCGGCAAGCACACCAAGCTCTCTGGCCGGGAGGATGTGATTCAGGTACTGCTGGAGCAGGGCGCCAGTTATGCCGAGATCGCCCGGATCTTCCACGTCGACCGCAGCACGCTTGTCCGGTTTTGTCGTGGCCGTGCGCTTTACAGGCCCATAGATTGCACGGCAAAAACGGTCGTTTGATGATATAGGCGGGATAGATACCGTTTCCCTGCACGATTTTGGGCTTTCCAGGTTCCGACACATCGGCCGCTCCTGGGATGGTGCAGGATTTCAAACGTTCCCTTTTGTACCTGCTCTTGTTTTCATTCTCGACCGAACTAGTAACGGGGCAAATATCAAGCTGTTCTTTCCGCAAATGTATTCAA